ATTATACTTTTGCACCTAGAAGTTCAATGGCATTCAAACACAACATTATACCATCACACCACAATGTAATGGATGCAGGATATACAGGTCCTTGTGGAGTATTAATGTTAAATAGGTCAGATCAAGAATACACTATAAACCAAGGTGATAGGTTTTGTCAATTACTTATACACAGAGTGCCTAAGTTTGACATAAAAGAAATATCTAGTCAAGAGTTCTATTCTTTGGATACCAATAGAGGATCCAATGGATTAGGAAGCTCTGGTAAATAGTCTCCAAATTAAAAAAAGATACAGTATTTGTTGCCCTGCATTAGTCTAAGTGGTATATTTATATATGATAAATAAGGAAATAAACAAGGAGTTAGAAATGAAAAGAGGAGACAAAATTACTTATACAAAACAATTCATGTTTGGAAAAGTAGGAGAAGTTACTTCTACAGTAGTAATGGTTTTAGGTAACAAAGTTCTTCTTGATAGTGGTGACGAATTAAACCTTATTGATTTACAGTTAAAGAATTAAGTTTTTTGAAAAATTAGGAGACCTCAACAAGGATATAACAGGATAAGCTCTGTAGCTCTATTGAGGTGGTGTAAGAACCTTAAACTGCAAGATATACTCAACTCGGAGTACTTTTCAATCGGCCGAAAAGAAAAGGAAACAGGTCTCCTACTAAAATTTTAGTGAAGTGTTTGTTAAAAAAAAGAAAGGATAATAAAATGAATGGAGTGGGAATAAAAATGATACATAAGAAGCATATAAATGCTACTTATAAGATATATAACATTTGGAGATTTCTTCCAGTAGTAGATAGAGGAACTCTAAAAGAGGGATACGAGGTTTATGATAAGCATACTGGAGAGTATTTGTGGTTTCCAACAGATGTAGTTTTGCATGGGATCAAGTGGTATAGTGGTAACAAAGATCTAAGAAACGCCTTAGAGGAGGAAGAGTAATGAGCAACAAGAAAAAGAAAGTATATACTTGGAGTGATATAGATACTCGAGTCAATCTATTGGCGAGTATTTTAAAAAAGCAGGAGAGACAATTGACTCACATAACAGGAATACCAAGAGGAGGGTTTATTGTAGCAACAATGTTGAGTCACAAGCTTAGATTAGAATATGTTTCCGACTATGAGCAAGCATGTAAGATTGATCCTCAAAACTTATTATTATGCGATGAAATAAACGACACTGGTAAGACTCTAAAAAAGTATACATCTATTAAGCCATTTAACAAATGTGTTACTTTAGTAATAGACGAAAAATTAAGTAGTGACTATAGCGCTGATTATAAAGCTGTTATACATCAAGATCACTATTGGATCGAGTATCCTTGGGAGAAAAAGTGATTGATTATTTAATACATTTTCTAAAACACGTAACAGGATTGTGTGGTGAGCAGCATCCAAGTATTCTTGTAGGGGGTGCTGCTTTCTTTGGATTGTTAATTAGATATTTTAACAATTTAAAATATTTGATTAAGTTAAATGTGTGGAAGAAATATATTGTAGGAGAAAACCATGTACAAAGGTAAAGTTGGCACCAATTCAAAACAACAAACAAGGGAGGGACAATGCTAGTACAAAAGTCCAAGTTAAAAAAGTTCGTAAACAATCGCGGACTTAAAATGAGTAGAGATCCACAATTGATCTCAGCTGTAAACACAGCATTCGAGCAAGCATTAGAAACAATGATTGAGAATGCAACCAACTCAGGAGTAAAGACACTCAAACCAGAGCACGCAACTACTTCTGATGCTGAGGAGGAGAGTGTAGCAGAAAAACTCAAAGATGCACTTGTGACAATCTTCCAGGAAAGTAGAACTACACCTGTAGCTTAACTTTCTACTACTACACACCGTAAGACAAAAGCCTCAATATTTTTTGGGGCTTTTTGTTTTTTTGGACATTGTATCGTTGTTAGATTACAAACATCTCAAAACAACAAAGGAGAATCGTTATGCCAATGGGTAAAGGAAGTTACGGAAGTAAAAAAGGTCGTCCAAAGAAGAAGAAGTCTTCTATGAAGAAGTCTAAGTCTAAAAGAAAAATGAAGAGATAGTATGAAGAAAGCAGTGAAAATAAAAGGTGTTTCTATGGCTGGTCTAAATAAACGTCAAACAAACGCAATGAAAAAGCACTCGAAACACCACACTGCCAAGCACCTTAGAGCAATGGTAACAGCAATGAAAAGAGGATCCACTTTTACTCAATCTCACAAAACAGCAATGAAAAAGACTGGAAGGTAAGTGGCTTACAAACAACAAATAATTACATTTATTACATATGAAGAATACTTAGAACTTCAGGAAATGGTTGGAGATAGTGAGGTTGCTCAGTATGAATTAGCTGATGCAATCTTAATTATATACGAAACTATAAAATTTGGAAAATCTATTATAAAAGACGAAATGCTTCATTTAGATGTCTCAAAGTAAACAAGAAGGAACAACAGTAACAACAGAGTTAGTTGGAATTCGCAATTTAAAAACTACAGGTGTTTGGAGATTAGAATTTGACGTATTTGAAATTGACTCTAATAAGGTCAAGGGATTAATGGATAAGTTAAATAAAGGCCTTATGATGGCATTAGTAGAGATAGATGGATAAACAGACGGCTAACAAACGACCAAACGGTCAATTTGCTAAAGGTAATAAGTTGGGAAAAAGATTTAAGAAGGGACAATCAGGGAATCCAAATGGGAGGAGAAATGCTTATACTGATCTTATAAAAGAGATGAGTTTTACTGAGTCAAATGGCAAAGAGAGAAGAGAGATAATATTAAATAAGTTGTTTCAATTAGCTGAAAGGGGAGACTTGAGAGCTATTCAGTTTATTGTGGAGAGAATGGAAGGTAAGGCGTTAGAAAGACAAGAGAGAACCACAAAGAGTGAGCCTATTCAAGTAATGGTAATAGATGATCAATAAATGGACAGTAAACCAAACAAGAAAAGATATATTAGCAGACCCATCAAGGTTCAAGGTAATTGTAGCGGGAAGAAGGTGGGGGAAGACTGTTCTATCACTTATGTATTTATTGAAAGACGAGTTCCACCAAGGAGAGAGGAGGTGGTTCATAACTCCTACCTACAGGCAAGGGAAGATGATTGTGTTTCCTGTTCTTCGTCAAATGTTTCAAGGATTCGTTGGTGCTAAGCTCAATGAAAGTGAAATGTCTGTTATATTTGATAATGGAGCAGAGCTTGCTGTTAAGGGTGCAGATAATGAACACAATCTTCGTGGTGTCGAACTCACTAAATGTGTAATGGATGAAATGGCATATATAAAACCTCATGTATGGGAAGAGATTATCTATCCTATGTTGGCTACAACTCAAGGATCAGTGTTATTTATAGGTACTCCATCAGGATACGACATTATGTATGATTTATATTCTAAAGGTCAGTCAGAGCAAGATTGGAAGTCTTGGCAGTTTAAAACAATAGATGGAGGATTTGTTCCTAAGGAGGAGATACAAAGAGCTAAAAGAACAATGGATCCTGTTAGGTTTAGACAAGAGTTTGAAGCTTCGTTTGAATCTACAGGAAATAGAGCTGCTTGGAACTTTGATAGGAATACTCATGTTAAGCAAGCATCTACTCTTAGTGATTACTTATGGTGGGGATGTGATTTCAATGTAGACTATATGAGTGCTGTACTGGCTTGTCAATATACAGATGGAACAATTCACTACTTCGATGAGATTAGGTTGAAGAATAGCAATACAGATGAGATGGCTAGAAAGATGAAGCAGATAGCTCCTAATATAGAAGTGTATCCAGATCCAGCTGGAAGTGCTAGAAGTACTACATCAAACAGATCCGATCATCATATTCTCAAAGATCATGGATTCATTGTAAGAGCTAGAAAAGCTCATCCAAGCCACATAGATAGATTAAATGCACTTAATAGAAAGTTATTAGATGCAGAGGGAGCAATAACTATGACAATTGATCCTAAGTGTGTACACTTAATAAAAGATTTAGAGCAAGTACAAAGAGATAAAAAGGGAGGCATTGATAAAAGTCAAATCGATCTTACTCATTCGTTGGATGCTTGCTCGTATGCGATAGCATATAAGTTTCCAATAATGAGTAGAGCAACTAAAGTAATGGAATGGTAATATGTTAAATTTTGGAAGAACAGTAAATCAAGTAGTAATCCCTGAGCTAACTGAGCAAGTTATACTTGCAACTGTTGCTAAGGCTGAGCAGGAATATAAAGAAAAAGAAAACGCAGAAAGAGCTACTGCATTAGACTTTTACTATAATCAAAATACAGATAGACATATAGAACAGTATTTCAGTAGTGAATCACTACAACAGATTCCAACTTATCCACAAAAGGTAGTTCCTAGATTCTCAAGGGCTAGAATGATGTTATATAAGGAGCCTCCAAAGAGATACATAAATGGAGAGCAAAATGATGATTATAATAATATAGCTTATATGTTAGATAGTCAGACTAAATGTTTTAGTGAACTTGCTTGGCTACTTGGTAGTTGTCATATGAAGACTAAATTTAATGAAAGAAGACAAAGACTAGAATATGAGATACTTCCGTTTGTAAAAGAGTACTATTTAAATGGTGAGTCTGATCCTTATGGATATAGTTACGAAATAGATAAGGGAAGCAATAAAAATAGAATGTATGTCTTTTGGTCAGAGGAGCGAGATGGTGTTCCTGGAATGCATTTTAAGTTTGATGAGGGAGGAAAAAGATATGCTGTATTTGGAAACGAAGATATGGTTAATCCTTATGGGATAGCTCCTATATCAAAGGTTGCTTATCCGTCTTCTAGTTATGATGTAGTTAGATCAGCAATTCATATAGGAATAGCAATGACTGAGATAGCTCTTAGTGTTAGATCTAGATTGGGACAGCCAGTGTTTACAGGAATAGATGAAGGACAATCAGTCATAAAGTCAGGTATTGACTCAGCTATAATATTACCTGAGGGAGGAACATTTCAATATGTTAGTCCTGGAGGAGGAATAAATGAGATGATTGATAGTGTAAAGGCTTTTGCTAATCAAACTGCTGAGAATAATCATTTG